GCCAAGGGACTAGAGGAGCACAAGGAATTCAAGGAATTCAAGGAACTCATGGTACCCAAGGTCTTCAGGGTCTCCAAGGTAACCAAGGTGTTCAGGGTCTACAAGGTATAATTGGTGTTCAAGTAACTGCAAAAACATATACCTTTACTGCTGTTTCTGGTGGTGGTGGTTATCAGTTAGTAAAAGAATCTTATTACTTTACTACTACCACTACAGGTCTTTCAGAAGACAGTAGAGTAAATGTAAGCAGTTCGCTTCAAGGCGCTTGGAGTGTATCAAGACCTGCTAGTGGACAAACTGGTTACCAAACCGATCTTATAATTACTAAGAGTGCCGGTAGTTACAATGGAGGCATGGTTGGTATGATAGATATCATATCAAATACAGATTTGTATCTAGTAAGTATTACTTAAGGAGTAAAAATGAAATACGCATTATTCACAAAAGAAGGAAATCTCAAAACAGTTTGGGGTGAGAGAGCACAATTAGGATTAGATGACGAAAACTTTATTGTTGATGTTGAAGATAATTTTGAAATGATGGGATATATAACATCATATGACTTTAATACTAAAAAAATTGTTCAAGTAGAAGAAGATTTGTCTGGACTATCGGGACAGGAAGAGATTGATTTAGAAAATCTTCGTAACCAACGTAATAAACTACTTGATGAATCAGATTGGACTCAAATGCCGGATATCCCCAAATCTAAGAGAGATACTTGGAAAAGTTATCGCCAAGATCTTAGAGATATTACTAAGACATACCAATCTCCAGATACTGTTGTATGGCCAACTAAACCATAGATAAATACAAATAAAAAGTAGATAATGGCAGCGTTAAATTTTCCAAATAGTCCATCACTTAACGATTTTTTCGTAGCCAACGGTCGTAGATGGCAGTGGAATGGATCTGCTTGGCAAAGAATACCTGATCCTGGAGCACAAGGTGTGCAGGGTGCTCAGGGTGTTCAAGGTGCTACTGGTTCTGGTGCACAAGGTGCACAAGGTGTTCAAGGTTCTCAGGGCGTTCAAGGTGCTCAAGGTGTACAAGGTGCTACCGGTGCAGGATCTCCTGGTGGAACAGGTCCTCAAGGTGTTCAGGGTGCTGGTGGTCCAACAGGATCAGCAGGACCAACAGGACCTCAAGGTGTGCAGGGTGCTCAAGGAAATCAAGGTGTCCAAGGTGCTCAGGGACATCAGGGTGTTCAAGGTGCTACTGGTGGTTCAGGTTCCTCAGGTTCTGCAGGACCTCAAGGTGTTCAAGGTGCTGATGGAAACTTTGGTGGTGCTACCTTTGACTACACATTTAGTTCAAGCACAACAAATAGTGATCCAGGTCAAGGCACATTAAGGTTTAGTGAATCATCATTCTCTGGTGCATTAACACTTTACATTGATGATCAAGATGATAATGGAACAGATATACAAACTTATTTAAGAACTATTGATGACTCAAACTCTTCAATTAAGGGTCATTATAGAGTTTCTAATCGCCTAAATGTAGACGATTTTTCTTTATTCACGATTACAGGATCTATAACCGAATCTTCTGGTTATTTTCAAGTTCCCTCTTCATATATTTCTGGTTCTACTTCTTTTAGTAATAGTGAAGACATTATAATCACTTTTGCCAGAACTGGTGACAAAGGTGACACTGGATCTACAGGACCCACAGGTCCTCAAGGTAATCAAGGTGTTCAGGGTTCTCAAGGCGTTCAGGGTGCCTCTGGTTCTGGTGGATCCACAGGTTCTACAGGTCCTCAAGGTGTCCAAGGTGCTCAGGGTGTCCAGGGTGCTACAGGATCAACAGGTCCTCAAGGAAATCAAGGTGTTCAAGGTGCTACTGGATCTACAGGATCAACAGGTCCACAAGGTGTTCAAGGTGCTCAAGGCACTTCTTACAGTAGATCTGAATCTAACTTCACTGCTACTGCTAACCAAACTTCATTCTCACCTTCTGGTGGGTACACTAATAGTGATGATTTAGATGTATTTGTTAATGGTGTTCGTTTAACACCATCCGAATACACTGCATCTAATGGATCTACAGTTGTGCTGGATACTGGTGCCACTGTAGGCGATATTGTAGATATTCTTTACTCTGAATCTGCAGGACCTCAAGGTGCTCAAGGTGTACAAGGTGCTGGTGGTTCAACAGGATCAGCAGGACCAACAGGACCTCAAGGTAATCAAGGTGTCCAGGGTGCTACTGGATCTGGTGGTTCAACAGGACCAACAGGACCAACAGGACCAACAGGACCTCAAGGTAATCAAGGTGTCCAGGGTGCTACTGGATCTGGTGGTTCAACAGGATCAGCAGGATCAGCAGGACCTCAAGGTAATCAAGGTGTTCAGGGTGCTACTGGTTCTACTGGACCAACAGGTCCTCAAGGAAATCAAGGTCGTCAAGGTGCTACAGGTTCTGGTGGTCCGACAGGTGGAACTGGTCCTACTGGTCCTACTGGTCCACAAGGTGCTCAAGGTCGCCAAGGTGCTACAGGTTCTGGTGGTCCGACAGGTGGAACTGGTCCTACTGGTCCACAAGGTGCTCAAGGTCGCCAGGGATCAACAGGTTCTAGTGGTCCAACAGGACCTTCTGGACCAAACACTAACATCTCATCAAATGTTACTCCATCATCAAATAACACTTACGATTTGGGAACTAGTTCACTGCGTTGGCGTGTTGTCTACACCAATGACCTTGACCTCAGTAACGAAGGTATCTCAAATGATGTGGATGGAACTTGGGGCAAATGGACTCTTCAAGAGGGTGAAAATAATTTGTTCTTGATAAATAGGAGAGATGGTAAAAGGTATAAGATCAATATGACGGAGGTTGACTAATGAGTATCAATTATCCAGAAGGAACACAAAATTTACCTTCTCGCGCTGTTCAGGTGGTAAGTGCTACAAAAAGAAATGTTTTTTCAACAACAAGCACATCCATGACGGATGTTCCTGGCCTAAGCGTATCAATTACTCCCAAGGCATCTGACAGTAAAATTCTTATTTTTGGCGGTGTTTGTTTCGGCCATAACAACGATGGCACCTGGTTGGTTGCTTTTCGTCTTGTTAGAAATAGCACTGACAGCATTATGATTGGCGACGCCGATGGCAGCAGAGGGCGTCATTCAGGTGGCAACCAAAGAGGTGGTGGCAGGGACGACACAGACTGGTGGCCTCTTCTGTACTTGGACTCTCCGAGCACAACGTCAGCGACAACTTATAAAATTAGAATCCAAGCAGAAAGTCCGCGTACTGTTTATGTGAACAGAGGAACTGAAACCGACGGGAACACGGTAATTACTGGACGTTTTTGCAGCACAATCACAGCTATGGAGATCGCACAATGAGTGATTATCGCTTTGAAGCAGTTTGCCGTGCATACCCCAACGTGGTGTCACTAGACGGCGAGAGCGATGCTTGGGACGCTGAAGGCAACGTTGTAGAGCTAGACGAGTCTGCAATCGAGGTTGTTTACGCCACTGTTGCTAACGAGGAAGGTTTCAAAAACCTTCGTTACAAGCGTGATTGCTTGCTTGCTGAAACTGATTGGTGGGCAGTTTCGGATCGCACGATGACAGCTGAGGAGACTGCTTACCGGCAAGCATTGCGTGACCTGCCTGCTAACACCAGTGATCCTGCTAATCCAGTCTGGCCAACGGAGCCTTCATAAATATTGAAAACACTTTTGTTATGAAACAATTTATTCAGGACATCCGTGTCCTTGATGTTGAGCAATTAAAAATCGTCAACGAGTATATTGACACTTTAACTTTCAAGGCAAACACCATCTTTGATGCTGACGGGAATGAAAGACAAGATACTAGTGTTCGTTCAAGCACAGGAACCGTCATGGAGGATAATACTTTTGCGACACAGATACTTCATGAGAAAATGAATAATGCGTTATTAGAATATAGAAATAGACTTTTTAATTCTGATATTGCTCTTGATGGATATCCAATTCCTGGTGCTAGAGAGACCAGTTCTCATAGAGAGGGTATTCAAATTTTAGAATATACGAAAGAGCAGAAATATAATTATCACTTTGATGCCTGCACAGATCCAAAGAGTGATTTTTATCACCGTCAAATATCTGTTGTATTGTATCTGGAAGATGATTTTGAAGGTGGAGCAACTAAATTTAAAATGCTTCCTGAGTGTGATTTCAGACCAGCAGCAGGTAGAGCATTATTCTTCCCATCAAATTGGTGTTTCCCACACTGTTCAACTCCAGTAGAGACTGGAAAGAAAAGAGTAGCAGTTACTTGGTATTACTGTAAAGATCATCTAGTCTGATAAATACTCAAAAAAGCGTGAGTAATGGCAAATAATAGAGAACTGTCCCAATTTGCAAATACCATTGGATACAATAGCGGCAATATTGGTATTGGGACTGATAATCCAACAAAATTATTAGAATTATTTGGAACTGATCCAACAATTAAATTGATGGATAGTTCTGGTGATGCATATGCACTGATAGAAGGAGATTCTGCTGATCAGGGTTCAATAAGATTCCGTGCAGACCCTCTAGCTGCAGGTGCGAGCACACATATAAGATTTGATGTTGATGGTACTGAAAGACTTCGTATAGCATCTGATGGTCAAATTGGAATGGGTAAGGCGGGTGCTGTTACTGTAAATGGTAATAGTCCTTTAACTATTCAGGAATCAGATTCTAATTCAGAGACAATTTGTTTGAGAGCAACCAATAGTGGTGGTAATGGTTCTCAACCAGGAATTGTAATGAAAACTGCTGCTGGTGGTCATATTGGTGGAATTTATTGTGATGTAAACTCTGACTATATGAGACTTTCCACTAGTGGAACTGATAGAATGACCATAACTTCTGCTGGTCTGCTTGGTATCGGTGATAGTGATCCAAGAACTGGTTTAACAATTACTAAAGCGGGAACTGCTCCAACTACAAGCGGAAATACATACCCAATGCCTGCTGGAAATTGGGTCAGCACTTGGAGTACAGGAACTGCTAACGGTAATGACTATTGGGCAGGATTTGGTGGTAGTGGGTACGCAGTGAGTAGTGCTACTGTAAACATAGCACTAGCACCAAATCATAATAATACTAGTCAGCAAGCTGGTATGTATATTGCTGGTGAAGCAACTTCAGCATCTTCATCAGACTTTACTATTGGTAAACTTTTATCTGGTAGTGCAACAGGTTCTTCAGATTCTGCAGGAAATCAAAGAGCAACTAAATCAGAGTTGATGCGTATAACTTCTGATGGCAAACTAATTCTTTCAGGCACTGCGAGAACAACTCCGTTCATTGTTGGTGATGGTGGAATGTGTATTGAGCAAAGTTATGATGGTTTACTTAAAGCATTAACAATTAGAAATAAAGATACTGATGCTGCTGCCGCTACGGCATTGAGTTTTAGTTTGAATAGAAGTGGTGGCGATCAAGATTTTGAAGCTGGAGAAATTAAGTTAGTAAAAGAACAGGCTTGGACGACAACATCATCAACAATTGATGGTGCAATGGTCTTTAGTACCATCTCAAATGGGACTATGGCAGAAAAACTTCGTATAGATTCATTAGGTAATATTGGAGTTAATCAAACTTCAGTCAACTCCAGTCGTAAGATGGAGATTACTCAACCATCATCTTATACTTCTGGTTTA